TTTTGCAATCAGAGCACTCGATCCACGGGCATACACTTGCATGTCCCCTTTGACAGAATCGTCGTAACCAAACTGCATAATGAAGTTGTAATAGCTAGTCAGCAGCGGCGATGTCAGGAAGTCGTCAATATTCTTTACGACAGACTTCAACACAGTGTTCGCTGCGCTGAACAACATCGACATTCCTGCCGCTGTTTTGTTTAAGCCTTGGCTCTGCTGGCCATGGGTATAAGATGGCAACGATGTCTCTTCATCGGCAAACCGGCGCATCATATCAATCAGTGTCGCTAACCCCTGACCGACCGCGTTTGGCTGATAGAACCTCAGTAAGGGCTGTGAAGGGTCGCCACCTGATCGCAACCATGTCTTCCATGGAGCTAGATCCGTTGGATCCTCACCCTCGGTCAGCAGATCAAGGTTGACCTCAACCTGTGGCGTCGATGCTAACGCAGAGTTATCGATGTACATCCGCACAGCAGCATTTAACGTCTCTTGTGAGTCGCGCATCATGCGAGCAATGCCAACACCCCAAAAACGGTGCGGGACTCGCTCAAACGGTACAGCTTGGTAAGGAATCTGTTGGACAGAGTTGTATGGGTTAAGACGAGCCATCAACACCCGACCTTCACATACCCAGACCTGAGCGTAATACTCCATAGTTGGGTCTTCCATCTGCACGCCAGCCTGCTCAAGCATGTCGCCGTCAACAACTCCCCAATACTCAAGCACCTCGAACCGACCTGACTCGGGATCTGTATCGATGCCGGCCAAGCGTCTACGCTCAATCTCATGTTCTAATAACGTGTGATTGCCGGTCTCATAAGTTCTGATCAATGTTTCAATGACGTCCTGCGAGAAACGCGGATTATCTTTGTGCAGATCACGCAGCTGCTGACGGGTCAACGTATGCCGCTGAAAAACGCCCTGACAATCTTTAATCGATGTCGCGTATGGGTCTGGGTAGAAATCAAAGATCGAGACGAACTCTGAATGCGGACATGGCGTTTCTTCCGTCATGTGCATCCAGCCATTCTCAGCCTGACCCCAACGCTCTTGGCGCTTAATGTGCATGACAGCACCCTTCATCACGCCACTGCCGAACAAACACATCTCCAGCAGCAAAGATTTCACTTCGCCTTCAACGTTCTGCTCGACCATATAATCTTCAATGACTTCCGTCATCTTCTCGGCTGCACGCTCTGCCGATGCGTTAATTTCAGCGCGGACTTCATCCTTCAATTCATACATTCGCTCTGTGAGCTCAGGCATCAACTGATTGGCAACTGCCATGTCACCATTGGCAATCTGCACGATCTCTTGCGTTGCCTTTTTCTTAATCGCCATTTCTTTTTCAAGATCAAGAGTCGGAACTGGCGTCGGCGTAATTGTCCAAAAGTTGTCGTTCGGCTGAAACATCAGGTCGACAAGACGTGAATACGCTGCCATCACTTTAGTGCGCGTCAGACCAACAAATACTCGCGACCGATTTGGGTTTTCCTGCAACGCCTTCTGCACATCATTCGAATATTCACCGTTAAAGGCACGCAGGTCTTCCAGCCAATCATCCTCAATGTCTTCACGCTGAAGCTTATATTCCTGAAAACGATCTTGTAGCGCAGAGCCCAGTGAATCGACGGTCGACGGAAGCTCTGCAGCATCTTCGTATTCATACGCGCCGGTTTCCGGAGTTTCGTATTGTGGAATCTCTTGCATTTAATACCCTGCTCTGCCTGCCGGTGTGAATTTTCGACTTTCAAACGAATGTCGTTTTGGTAAGTGCCGCAACATTTCCCATGCAATGGCTAACGCCATCACCCGATCGTCATGACATCCGGTTAACGCATTGGTCGAGCCGTTGCCTTCGACAACATAAGTTTTCAATTCTTGAATCGTGCTTGCATCTTTGATCTGGATATCATCATCTCGGATCGCTGCACTAAGCCGATCAATGATCAATGGTTTTGATCGAGCTGTTGTCAGCCAACCTAGTCGTTGGTTTTGTCGGCCTTCCGACGTCCGATCCATGACCTCTTCAACATGAAGCGGCTGATAGCCGCCATCGCGTAACGCAGTGAGAGTCGTGAGCCCGTGGTTGTTTCTTTCAATACCGATGTAAGCCTGTCGATATCTTTTTCCGAGAAAGCCCGAAATACGTCCGAGTTCGTCTGGAGGAATGTGTCCATGCCACGACGCCACGAGCGACCCACGATCGTCCAAAACTTGTAGAACCGAATAGTCTCCGTGTGAAAGTCCTTCTGCAACGTCGCCTCCAATTACATATCTGCGCTCACTATTTGGTGGAGCCCAAACTCTCAGCTCGCCACTTTCATCCTGTTCGAAATCACCCTCTGACGTAATGCGATAACGCGTAGGTTTTTCCGTTTTGTCTTCCAAGCTTTCGACCAAAGCCGGCAAGAAAACTGGCCGACCCGAGAAGATGAACGCCTCCTCGGCAAAGAGCGGATATTCCTGACGGAAAAGATCTTCGCTTTTGAGCTCAAAGATTTTTGCGCGTCTCCAAGCGAGCTGTTCGTCATCGAGACCAAAACGCTTTGCAATCTCACGCTCTTCCGCACTAGCTTCAAATTGCGGATCAGAAAGTCGATATTCGTCTTGCCAGTACCAAGGCACAAAGATCGGCTCGTATTCACCCTGACCTTGGCTAGCCGCCTGCCAAGAGTCATAGAACGAACCACCGACACCGTTCGCGGTTGATTCGAGAACCACCCATGTGTCGTCCTGTGGCGGTACTGCCTGCAATACGCCGGCCAATAGGTCATAACCGCCTTGAGGCCAAAACGCGACCTCTGAGGCGTGCAGAAACTGGATCGTGTTTCCCCGCCCAATCTGTTTGTTGCCAGCCGTGCCGAGTTTGAACACTGAATCAAGACGACTGAACCTGAGTTCCTTTGCGTTCGAATTCGATGTCTCTGGCTTAACCAATTGGGGACAGTGCTCATGATACCTTTTGGTCATATCAAACAGCGCTTGAGACGACGCCTCTTCATGAGCCAACACAAACGCTGTCGAACCTTTACGATGCGTTGTGAAGTGGTAAGCAAGCCCTTCGAGAAGAGTCGACGCACCCTGCTGCCGTCCCTTCAACAGAATTTTGCGGACTCGACCTCGTTCTTCTTTCTGCCGCATGCACTCTGTGAGAATGAACTGTTGTGCTTCATTCAGTACAAACGGGACGACACTCCCATCCTTCGATCTGATTCTTAAACATCGACTGGCGTAGTGTCCGAAATCGTCTTTGAGCTTTTGCCTAATCCGCCGTTCGCGATCATTCAAGATCGTCTAACGAGTCTTCATGGTTTGTGTGGTTCACTTCACCATTGATATCAACCTGCTTCAGGTTTGGTAATACCTTATCGAGTATTTTGAAGTGACCATCTAATTTCATCTTCTTGACAGCGACCATGTCAGGGGTAATTCCTTCATCATTTAAGATTGCATTGATCGCATTTAAATGAGTGGACGCCTGAATCTTATCCCGCACATCTTGGCGCATTCGCCGTTCTCGATCATTCACCCTAGCCATACGAAACTCCAGAATTAATTCTTCTAAGCGATTGATTCTGCGTATCAATAAGTCTCATAGGGTAGGCAACTGAGTCCATGAAGGAGAATTCAATATCGCTCTGAAATAAGAAAAGCCGCACCCTGCATCACAGACTACGGCCATCAATATCACAAATATAACTACTTACAGTCGGATACTCAACAACTTTTAGTAGTAATCAGTTGAAAACCATTATCAACAGGACACACCATATCTCTTGCAAATTCTTCTTCACTCGCATTCCAGAGCTCAATCGCATCTTGTTTGTATCTATCTGGATGAGCCGCAACAAACTTCGCTAAAACATCATCAGCAGCTTGATTGATTAAATCCTGCAGCGTCAAAGTACTGTCTCCGAGCGATACACCACCGCTCAACAAGTCTTCAACGAACCGCACTTTGACTTCGTCTCTGAACGACTCTGAATAGTCCAGCATAAACCACGCTGTTACATCTTCTATGCGAGCGTCCTGTGGATCATCTGATTGCGACACATTGACGCGGATCTTAGGAATATTCATGACATAACCTCCTGCACTTCAAACTCAACACCACGAATACTCTCATTACGAAACTGGTCGTCAACGGTGAAACCATTACAAACAACCATCTCGACAACTTCATTAGGGAGATAGCCCGTGATGCCATCGTAGTCAGTCAACGACTTTGGATTGTTGGCGTCATCGAACAACAAACTACCGGCATACCCGTCACCATAGTCGTTGTGCTCAAAAAAATACGGAACGTACCTGCCGTCAATCAAGGTCGACCAGACTGAAAACTTTTCGCCCTCGTGCCAGATTGCAGATGTCGATTCCGAACGATGCTGTGTAAATTTACTCATTATTGTGCCCTCCAATGAGCAGGGCTTAAAAGCCCCACTTATCCTTACAAATTGGT